AAAAGCATACAAATACATTGACTCAAACGTTACTCTTGACGTTAATTTCTTAAACGACTCAGGAAAAACACCAAGTCTTTATAAAGCACTATGGGACGCTACAGAAACAGCACCAGATACCCCAATTGCTTTTGTGTTAACATTAACAACAGGTGTAACTTTAACTGGTACAGTATTACCACAATACCCACCAATTACTGCTACAGGTGCAGACGCACAAACTTGTTCAGTATCACTACAAGTTGTAGGTATACCAACCGAAGACCTAACAGCGTAACAAGAACAACAACAAACAGAACAGGGGCACACAAATGCTTAAACTAAAATTATCGTGGGAACTAGAAACAGGTGAGAAGTTTGAAGAATGGACAAGACCAATCGAACTTTCACTTGCAGAAAAAGAACTATATTCAGGTAAGTCAATTGTTAAAATACTTATTGAAGAAAGCACACCAAGTAACACATTACTTTTATTCTTGGCTCACAAGATCCAACAAAGGGTTAGCAAGAAAATCGAAAACTTTGATGCTTGGAAAAGCAAAGTTACCGATATTGCAGCTTCTGATTTTGAGACAGCAAATTTTACCAAGCCCGAAGTATTGGGCGCACAGCAGTAGAACTAGCAATAGCAACTGGGTTAACACCCGACTATTGGCTCAATGCCGAACCCGAAATATGGGCAACGGCTATGGACATATTGAACGAGCGCAATAATGGCTAACGTACTGCAAGGTCAAAGTAAAAACAAAAACAGAACAATACGTGTCAAAGTTGACGATTACGAATTACGTAAATTGCTTGCAACTTTTGGACGTATGGACGACATAGCCAAAAAAGATATGGCAAAAATTGCTAATGATTTAACTGAACAAGCAGCTAAATTTGTCACATCTTACGCTTACAATGCACCTAACCCTGCACAAGCAAACGCTATTATGAAATCATTGAAAACTACCAAATCAGATAAAGCACCAAACTTTACTGTTGGCGGCAATACAAAAGTTACCCAATCGGGAACAAGTGCTGGTACGCTATTATTTGGAACAGAATTTGGATCTAAACGATTTAGGCAATTCCCACCTCGAAGTAAACCTAAAGGCAGAGGTAATAGAGGTTGGTTTATCTTTATTGCTTTAGAAAGATTCCAACCAATAATTACCAAAAAATGGCTTGAAGGCTATGAGAAAATAGCAAATGAATGGAAAGGTAGGGCAGCTTAATGGCTGAAATTAGATCGTTAAAACTTGCTTTACTAGCTGACACAAAACAATTTATTCAAGGTCTTGATAAAGCCGATAAAGAGACAAGAAGTTTTAGCAATAAATTAGGTGACGCTCTTAAAAAAGGTGCTTTGGCTTTCGCAGCAGTTGGCGCAGCTGCTGGTGCTATGGCTGTTAAAATTGGAATAGATGCTGTTAAAGCAGCTATAGAAGATGAAAAAGCCCAAGCAAGTCTTGCACAAACACTTAAAAATGTAACTAAAGCCACTGATGCACAAATTAAAAGCACAGAAAAATATATTGACAAAACAGCAAGAGCTACAGGTATTGCTGACGACCAACTACGTCCAAGCCTTGACAGACTTGTTAGATCAACACAAGACGTAACTAAAGCACAAAAACTACAACAACTTGCATTAGATATTTCAGCAGGTACAGGTAAGGACCTTGCTACAGTTACAGAAGCCCTTGGTAAAGCCTATGACGGCAACCTTGGTGCATTAAAACGTATTGGTGTACCTCTTGATGAAAACATTATTAAGACTAAAGATTTTGATGCTGCTCAAAAAGCTTTAAGTGAAACTTTTGCTGGGCAAGCAGGCATAGCAGCTGAAACTTTTGCTGGTCGTATGGCAAGAATTAAAGTTGCTTTAGATGAAGCTAAAGAAAGTTTGGGTTTTGCTTTACTTCCTTTGTTAGAACGATTTGCTACTTTTGCTACCGAAACTCTTGTACCAGCTTTACAAGGCATTGTTAATGGTTTAACAGGTGGGGACAGAAAAGCAGTTGTTCCTTCATTTTTAACTTTTGGTGAAGTTGTTCAAGACGCTGAAACATTAGGATATGATTTAGGGGTTTCCATACGAGATTTAGCAACATCTCTTGGTGAACTTAGCACAGCACTTTTTGACTCATCAGATAACAAATCAGGTTTACAATCTTTGATAACTGGTTTAACAACTTTAACAAACACAATAAACAGAATCATTAGACCATTTATTGCTTTAATTGAATTATCACAAAACTTTGCTGATATTCAAAGTGGCAAACGAATAACTTTACCTGATTGGATACGCAGATTAGATACAGCTATCGTACCAAACTTTTTACTAAATCCAAGACAAAGACAAGCCGAAGCTGAAAGAAACAACGTAAGCATAACAATTAACTCTGGCACAGGCGACCCTAACGCTATTGCTCGTGCTGTAACTAATGCTCTAAACACATCAGGTCGTTATGGAACAACTAGGCTTGCAACATGACCTCATGGAATCCAACAACTACTATAACTGTTGCTGGTAACAATTTAACAAGTTTTACTTTGCAAGGTTTAACTATAAATCTTGGCAGGTCAGATATAACCCAGCAATCTTACGCTGGTTTTTGCCAACTTGTTTTACGTGATTGCCCAACAAATTTAATTAACATAAATGATGAAATACAAATATCACTTGCCACAACTTCAAGTACTATACCAATTTTTACAGGGTTCATTACTGACCTTAATTCTGCCATTGTTGCTTCGTCAGCAAATGTTAAAGTTGTTGATTTAACTATTAACGCTGTTAGTGTGCTTTCTAAACTTGCTGCAAATTTTGCTAACAGTAAAGGTTATGCTGAGGAAAAAGACGGCACACGTATGCTTAACGTCATATCTGACCTCATTGGTACACAATGGCAACAGTTAAACAGTTCACAGACTTGGAATGATTACTCAACACAGACTTGGAATGATTTGTTGGGTGTTGATGTGTCCGAAGTTGATACTCCTGGCACGTTTGATTTGTACGCTGTGACAGCTGACCCCCAAGAAGGTTTAAGTTATGCCCAGATTGTTGCCAATTCTGGTATGGGTCAATTGTATGAAAATGGGGACGGCTCAATTGGTTACGCAGACCAAGACAGGCGTGCAGATTATTATTCATTAAATGGTGCAACAACTCTTGACCCTAACTACATTTTGAGTGACGGCATAACAGTAAACAAATCAAAATACAATGTGGTCAATAATGTTGATGTATCCTATGGTGATCCGTCTTCTACCCTTAATTCTTTTGACCCCAACAGTATTGCCCAATATGGTTTAGGTTCAACAAGTGTTCAAACGTTTCTTAAAGATACTGTTGATGCCCAAACCACAGCTGACCGAATTATTTTGTTGAACAGAGAACCAGCCCCAAAACTTGAAGGTATTAGTTTGTTGTTAGAGAATGATGCAATTACTGATGCTGATCGTGATGCGTTGATTCAAATATTTTTTGGTCAACCTTTTGAAATTGTTGGTTTGCCTTCTTTGCTTTACTCAGGTGCGTTTCTTGGCTATCTTGAAGGCTGGTCTTGGACTATTAACCGAAAAGGGGCTAAACTTGATTTAACCTTGTCAGATATTGCCTATTCTGCTAGTTTAGTTGAGTGGCAAGACGTTTCAGCCTTATTAGCTTGGGAAGATTTGTCTGGCACTTTGACTTGGGTAGACGCAACTTTAGGAGTGGCATAAATGGCAACGACAACTAATTATGGTTGGACAACACCTGACGATACTGATTTAGTTCGTAATGGTGCTGACGCTATACGTGACCTTGGTACAGCTATTGACACTTCAATGAATACAGCCCTTGGCACAAAAAAAGCCGGAATGGTATTACTGAATACAACAAGTTTTTCTGCAGTTTCAAGTCAATCTGTTAATAATGTTTTTAGTGCAACTTACGAAAATTATAGAATTGTTTTTAATATGGTTTCAAGTAATGACACTTCAAACATTGGTTTAAGATTAAGAGTTGCAGGTGTTGATAATTCTTCAGCCCAATATGATTATGGTTTTATTGGCTTTACTGCTGCAGGTAGTTCATATTCAGGTAATGCTCAAGCAACTACAAGTTTTAACCAAATTACTAGAATTGCGTCTAGTAGTTCTTTGAATACTGCTGGATATTGTGACATTTTTAGACCATTTGAAACTTTCAGAACAACTATAACAAATCAGGCCGTTTATCCTAACGCATCAAATAATCCTCAAATCCAAAACTATGGTGGTCAAATTCGTGTAGATACTTCTTATGACGGATTTACAATTATTACTAGTGCTGGCACATTAACTGGAAAGGTTTTTGTTTATGGCTACAACCTCTAAAATATTTATTGGTATAGATGACCAAGTTATTGAATTAACTGGTGCAGATAAAGAAGCCTTTATTGCACAAAGAGAAGCCGACAAGGCAGAAGCATTACTACTTGAAGCCGAGTATAAAGCCAAGCAAGATGCACGCGATTCAGCGATTAAAAAACTTGGTGAAATAGCAGGTCTAACAAAAGAAGAATTAGATGCAATACTTTAACCACAAACAATTTTCTTTAGCTGCAATTGCTTTCTTAGCAGCTTGGCAAGCAACAGACTTTGCCCTTGATTACAGAGCTGTATTAGGTGCTGTTGTAGCTGCTTCAATGGGAGCTATGAACCCTAATGCCAAAACCAAGATTAAGTAAAGCAGCTGAG